CCAAGTTTCTTTAGTTCATTGATAGTTTTAGCAGTACTTGTATGATGAATACCGATACCACCTCTACTTCTAAACTGATTTATGTTTTTTATATAGTCGTCAATCAGAATTGTTGGCATACCACCAACTTTAGCAAAGTTTTGTTTTTCTCTTCTTTTTACTAAATTCACTTTACTACCAGACATTCCTAATTTTGTTCTAGCCCATTTACTTTTGCCAGGTATACAATTAGGGTCTGTAGTTTGTTCTACATAAGCAGATAAGATATGTGGGTCATACTTATTAATAAATGACCATAGTCTTTGACCACCTGGGTTCCAAGGTAATGTAGACCAGAAATTTTTAGTCTGCATTATTGGTTGCCACTTATCTCTTATTGTTTTAAATTTTTTTCTAGGTTCTAATGCCCATTGTGATAATGGCATTTTAACTGCTTTTTCAGCAGCCTGTTCAAAATTACAAAGAACACCGTCCATATCACAATAGATACGAGGCAACTTCTTATTGTCTTGTCTAAATGCTTCGTTTGTAAGTGATATTTTTTTGACTTGATGTACTACATCTTGTCGTAGTTCTTTGTATTTCATAGTGTTTAATCCTTTTCTCATTATGCTTTATACTAACATAAAAAATCAGCCTTGTCAAGCAAAAAAATGAAAAAAAATACGATTATGCTTGATAATCTATCTTTGGATTAACATCTATCTTGTCAGATTTTGTCTGATTTTCAGTAGTTTTCTTTTCAGGTTCTTTAGACTTGATGTTCATAGGGTCTTTTGGTTCCTGTGATTTAGGTAATACCGTATCTCCAGTATTATCTTCTTTCTTTGCTCTTAATTTTGCAAGGTCAGAACCATCTATCTTACCGTTATTGTTCTTATCTAGTTTCTGTTGTTTAGGAGATAACTTCTCTTGCATTACTGCAGCTGTTATCGCTTCTTCTACTGAACCAGGTTTACTTTTTAAATATGACATATTACTTTCCTTTTACTTTAGCGGCAAGGTCTTTGTCTGCCCCACCCCAAGTTCCACTTGATTTTGTTATGAATGAATTTACTCTAGCAAATGCCCATTGATGTTGACTAGCACCAGGTCTATGTCCACCTTTCCAGGCAGCCATTCCTCTATCGTAAACTTTCTTTAGAATACCATATGGCATTCCAGATTTTTCTGCTTTCTTTTTAAGACCTTCTATCTGTTCGTACTTCATTTTAGCAGGATGGTCTTTGTTCTCTATATTTAATTTCTTCTTAACTATATTAGTTGCTGTACCATATCTTACACTATCACCTTTTTTACCATAAGCGTCTTTAAATTTCTTCTTCGGTAATTCATCTGCCTTTTTGTGTACTTGTTTGATTTGGTCTTTAGTTAAGTCTGTATCTTCTTTTTTGTCTTTACCTTTTTCTTTATATCCGTTTGCAAACGCAGCTTTTCTTTGTGCGTCTGAAGCGAAGCCTTCATCTACAGATTTCTTTTTTGTTTCAGCTTTTTCTTTATCTCTTAATATCTTATGTGCAATACCAACTTGGAGAGGAACTTCACCTGTATCAGGATTTGGTTCAGGTTTGATTGCCTTATTCTTTTCGTTTTCTAATTTTGTTTTCAACATATGTATTTGGTCTTTTAAACCATCAATTGTATCTTTAGTCTTTTCTTTATTATCTTCTTTCTTGTCTTCTTTCTTACCAATTAAATCTTTTAATTTAATCTTACCACTATCTACTTCACCGTTTTCTGTTTCTTCTGTAAACTTAACAGGTGCAAGTACCGTGCCGTGTGTTTTAGGGTCAAGTACTACCATCATTTCTTGCCCTGGTGTTGTCTTCTTAAAGTCTTTTGAAATCTTTTTAAAGTTTGCTTTACTGATTTCTACAGGACCTTTACCTGTATATTTGTAATCTCTACCAGCAAGTACTGCTTCATCTAAACTTTCTGTCTTCAAGTGTGAACCAGCAGCCAACTGCATATCTAATATCTTTCTCATATTACCTTTTAATTGTATACCACCTGCAACATCTGAAACTTTAAGTCCGTGTTGTTTCGCAAGTGAAATCATATTTGATTTTTCTTTGTCGTCTCTAAAACCTTTGATAGTTCCAGTACCTTCTTTTAATTCGTCATCTTCTTTTGTAAGTATTCTAGTATCAGGAAAGTTTTTCATTACCGTGTTGTGTATAGGTTCAACATCTTTTGCACTATCAATTCTAACTTCTGAACCAGATTTAGAAATTTCTCCACCACCAGTTTTACCTTTAAACATAGAGGCAATCTTACTTGCTTCACCAGAGTTCTTTGCCATATACTCAACATATTCTGTATATTCTGAAATAACTTGGTCCCAAGATTTATTTTCAAATGCTGTTAGTTTAACACCTTTAGGTACTTTGATACCTTTTTGTATCATACGAGATACTGCCATAGCACTAATAAAAGGAATGTCTGCTTTGAAGAGTTTAGGTAATTGAACATCTGCAATTCTATCAAAGATATTTCTTAATTGGTTTGCTCTCGCAAGTGAAATTCTTTTACCTGCAAGTCCTGAATATTCTTTTTTAAGTTTTGCAATTTGAGCGTCTGTAAACTCTAAAAGATTATCTTCTTTAATATCTTCTTCACCTAGAATTGTTTTGATAGTTGCTAGTGGCAACTTCATTTTCTTTGCAATGTCTTCGGCAGATTTACCCTGGTCAAAGAGAGTTGCGATAGTCTTCATTTTGCCTTCATCAATTTGAATATCATTTGCCCACACCTCTTCTAATGCGGCTCTCATTGATTGCGTATATCTTGTCATTTTATTCTCCTAAGATTCCTTTATTTCTATTATTAGTCTACCTTCACCTTTATGTACTCTATGAAATGTTTCCTTAGGTATGTTGAAAACATCTCCGACTTTCATAACGACTGGGAGTTGATTGTCCATTTGTAATTTCCAATTTACTCCTGCAATAATTCTTATCTCTCTATCTCTTTTATCTCTATGCCAAACTAAATTTTCTTCTTTGGCATCCTGATTGAAACTTCGTTGAAATACATCTTCCGTCGCCGTTTCATCTGGTCGCATATCATAAAATTCCATCGTCACCTCCTACCAGTAAAAGTTACCACCTCCCGATAGTCCTAATGACTTCGCATATCTCGGAAGATTACAAGCCCAATATGCGGCTTTTGTTCTATCTTTCTGCTGGTCACATCTGTGCCTAGCTGCAAAAGATTTTCTGGCTTCTTTGTCATTCAATTTGACTTTTAAACCAGTTGTGTCTCCCCAAGTTACCTTTTTAATCTTTTCACCGTCTCTTACAAAGACATAAAACTTTTTAGGTCCACCTTTTTTTGGTTTGTTTAAAGGCGGATTCTTTTCGTCTTCTTCTTGTATCGGACAATCTAAAGGTACTTTCATACCTTCATAATCGGCAAATTCTCCGATATTAGTTTCTAACAATTTTACATCCCATTCACTATCGCATTGTAAAAGGCCTTCATTATATAAGTGTCTTGCTTCTCTAAACAAGGCATAAAACTCTTCGCTGTGTACTCTATAAATGTTTTCAGCAAGAGGTATGTTGTTCTCTATGTGATAGTGTAAACTAGTAGTTATCTTGTTTGCGTAATCACTAAATCTTAACATACTCTTTAAAAGATTGTACTTTCAATCTTTCCTCCATTTTATTCACAGCTTCATCTAATTCTTTTTGATACTCTTCGCCGTATCGTTTCTTATATTTATCAATAGTCTCACTTGAAGAAGCCCATTTCTGTATATCTTCTGCATTAATTCTCTCTGGACTTTGTTCAGCACGCTCTTTTGCCGTTATAGGACGCTCTTTACTAGTCTCTCCAGGTGTCATATCTTTAGTATGATTAGCCCAATCTTTACCTATTTCATACGCTTCTTTACCATACATCTGTTGATACTTCTTCGTATGTACACTAGTTTTAGTCTTTGCGTCTTTGTCGCCTGGTGCAGCCTTATAATCTTTGTCTCCATCAGACTTATTATATTTTTGTTTTGCAAAGTGAGCAGCTCTTTTATCTTTCTCACCTTTCTTCATATCTTTATAGTACTTCTTCGGTTGAGTACCTTTCTTATCTTTTACATCTTTATCTTGTGGTAATTTCTTACCATATTCTTCGTTGTTCATTTTGACTTCCGTTTCCGACACGGCTTCAAAACCATAATCAACATTTAAATTAATTTCGTGTAGTTTAGTCTCGTCTATGAAAGATTGTGGAATACAATTCCAAATCCAACATTTATGTAAGTTAGAATTATTATCTTCTAACACAATATAGTTCGTACTTCTACGAATTACTTTACCTGTAATTTCTTGTTCTTGGTCTTCAGCCATATCATTTATGTTAAATATTTGTTCACGGATATACAAGTCTCTCAATTGCCATTGAGTAAAGTTTTCAATACTTGTCATAGGTTTATATGTTCCTAAACCAGGACCATAACCAGCAGCCAAGTTCATACCTTTTCTAATTAGACCAAATAATTTTTCTTTGTCTCTAAATGTAGTTGGTAAACCTTTTTTGAAAGATACTAAATCACCTTTAGTGGCAGCGTCTCTCATTTTACTTGCTGACATTCCCATAGCGCCTTCAGCGTCTGGGTCTCTTTCGCCAGCAGATACGATATTGATTTTATCAAACTCGTAATTAGTTCCTCTTGCTTGTACACCGTTGTACTTTTTAAGTAGTGTTTCAAATTCTCTTACTCTATCTGAACCAACTACCATTGTTATTTCGTTTGCTTTGCCATTTAATTTATTAACAACTTCAATCGCTGTTCTAGCACCAGTAATTTGTTTTATCTTACTTGCGTGTCTAGGAAACATAGACTTCATAACTCTAATCTTGTCGTTAACTTTTAATGGATTTTTCTTTGGGTCTTGCGAACCACTTGGCACAATGAGATAATCATTAGCACCTACAGACGCCACTTTGTTAATTAACTTTTCGTGGCCTATCGTTGGTGGATTAAATCTACCAAATGTAAATGCTATATGTTTTTTAGGTGTGCCTACTGCTTCAGTTTTTAGACTATCTATTTCAGCGTCTGTTACCTCGCCGTCATCTAAAATCTTCTTGCACTTCTTATAGAAAGTAATGTAATGATATTTCTCTAACATCTTATAGATTACATTTTTAGGCAATCTATTTTTTATACCATACTTTCTGATTTCGTCTGGCGACATATCTTTGTCAAACGCACTTCGTCTATCTGCGTCAACTCCGTCACCAATTTTTATTATGTCCTCTATATCGTTTTCTATTTCTTCTAACTTACTTTCTATTCTACCTTGTAAGTTTTCTATATCGTTAGGACCTAATTCTTGTAATTCGTCATAGTCAATAATGTCTCTTTTTAATTCACCTTTGACTACATCTATTTCTTGTACTTTCTTATTGAAGTCATCAATATAATCACTTACATTAAAAGTAAAGTCATCTGGTCTTTTTACAAATACATTTCTAGTAATTGAAAATACTGCGTCTGCTTTCTTCTCTTGTGATTTATATGTTTCTTCGTCTGTTAAGAAATAATAGTTAATAGGATGTTTTGTGCCTGGTATTAATTTACCATTCACACTATTAGGATTCTTTGCACTTAAATATTTTTGTGAAAGATTAACTCTTTCTTCTTCTCTTTTTTCTACTGGTACATCAAACAATACATTAATATCTAAATCTGCGTCATTTCTATATCTCTTTGTTAATATAGAACCGATTAAACCATACTTAATTACTGGATAATCTTTTGCAAATACTTTGATTTGGTCTTGTATTTGTTTTACTACACTTGGTTTTAATTTAGGATTGTTTGTATCTTCGTCATCAAATACACCTGGTGCATATGATTTTCTAGGAATATCTATAATACTTTCCTGAATATTAACCATATTGATTAATTCCTGAGCAATTTTTACAGAAACTAAATGGTCAGATGGATAATGCCAACCTGCAACAACTCTACCATAACCACATTCATCAGCAAGTTCTATTAGATTATCTTTATGTTTAGGATATAATTTACCATAGTATTCTGCAAGTAGTCTACTTTGTAAACTATGACCAGATGGATACGCAGGAGTTTTCATACTATCTGAAATTAACTCCATACTATCAAACTTCATATTCATTGCTTCTGCAAGTTCATATGGTCTTGGTCTTTGAAATTTGTTTTTATAATGTCTTACTACACCACTACCTGCTTTTTTCAACTCTTTAATATCTTTCATATTATATTCAAGGTTGTATTGCATTAGGTATTTTTCTATACCATAAAATACTTCTTGGTCGTGGTTCTCTACACTTTTCTCAACTGCACTATTTCTTTCTTTAAATAGTTCAGTCATCATTTCCATTTCTCTTTTAGTTTCTGGACTATCGTTTTCTGTAGGTGGTGCTACATCTATTTTCTTCCAATCACCTACAATATTTTGTACAGGTTTTGGTTCTACTTTAGGGTGTGTTAAATCATTCAAGTCTTCTGCTACAGACTTGCACTTCTTCAATAATTCTTTTACATAGTCCATTCTATGTTTCTTTTGAAAATTATCTGGCATTTTTCTTTTTAGATAACTCGTTTTCTATCCATCTTTTTGCAACAAAATTCTGGACAGGTTTGTTAACTAAACCTCTAATTCGTGTGTATACTTTATTTAATGTATCTTCACTTGCGTTATTATTATCAACAACAATCATATTCTGACCACCAAATAAGTTTTGAAATCTACCGATATTACTTTGTACGACAGACCAACTTTTCTTTGCGATTTCAGGTGGTACGCTTCTTGTTCTTACTTTGTTTCTTGCTAATGCAACTTCTAGTGAAGTATTTACGAACATCATATAAGTATCGTAACCTAACATTCTTAACATACTTCTTTGTTTATTAATAATGTTATAGTCTCTACCAGTAGCGTCAATGACTAGACCTAATCTATTTCTAATATATAAGTCCATCTGGTCACCAGTAACCTGTTTTGCTCTTTGTCTTAATGGGTCTCTAGCGTCTGCTTCTTTGTCAGGCATTTTCAATGAGAGACCTGCCTTTGTTAAATATTTTTCAAATCTTATATCGGAGTTTACTAACTTCAAACCCATACCTCCAGTTGTTCTATTGGTAACATATGATTTACCAGAACCTGGACCACCTGCAAGGAAGAACGCTTTGAATATACCTGGGTCGTAAACGCCTTCTTGTATTAGTGCTTTAAAAGTCTTCATACTTTATATAGAGTATACTTTAAAGTTAACTCTTCTCCTTTTTTAATATCTGTTAGTGTTTGTACATAATATTTTCCATCAACTTCTATCTTTTGACAATTAGGTTTATCACTATGATTTAAGAAACCACCAAGTGGTGTTCTATATAATTCTCTTCCCATAGTTAAATGAGATATACCTAAATCTGTCATCTTATCAATCTTCTTTGTAGCGAATAAACCAAAACCTTCTATGGGCGATAATTTAATTGTAATATTATCTGGTAAAGGTCTATACTTATCGGTCATCTCCACTACCTTTAATTTTGTTTCTATTCTTTCTATCTTCTAATTTTTTTAAGTTTGCATTTGCAACATCTTCAAGTGTAATATCTAAATCTCTAGCGAGTGCTGATACATACCATAGTACATCACCTAGTTCTTTTTTCATATCTTCTTTAAATGTTTCACTTGCACCGTCTCTAATATTCTTCTTAACTTTTTCTGCGACTTCACCTGCTTCACCACATAATCCTAATGCAGGATAAGTTACCTTACTTGCAAGTGGATATATTGCTGTGTTGGCAGCGAGAGTTTGATATTCATTAAATTGCATTTTCTATCTCCTTAATAATGTCTTTCGCAATATCGCCAGGTTCTTTTCCTTCTGCTTTGACAGATATAAACCCAGGTCTTTTCCTAAAATGTTCAATGGCAGGTCCTGTCTCTTTTTTGTATAACTGGATTCTATCATTAATAATATCTGGTTTATCATCTTTTCTTCCTCTCTTTGTAAGTCTCTTAATAACTTCTTCTTTACTCACATCAAGGAATACAACAACATCATAAGCGATACCATTTTGTTCCATATCTCTTACTTGTTGCATATATCTAGGATAACCATCTAACACATAACCTTTTGAAGCGTCTTTCTCTTGTAATGCTTTCTTAACTAATTTTAATACCGTTTCGTTAGGTGCAAACTTACCTTGGTCTAATAAGTTCTTAATCTTTTGTCCTTCAGGACCACCTTTATCAATTTCTTTTCTTAATAAACCACCTGGGTAAATATGTTTGATACCGAAGTGTCTTATAATGTATTCACTATAAGTTGATTTACCACTTCCAGGACCACCCATTATGATAACTCTGGTTTGTTTTGCTTCATTTAAATAATTAAATAGGTATTGTTTAAATGTGTCCATATTATCCTTTCACCCAATCTTTTGCAATAGTAAAGTTTGCTCTACTAAATTCTAATCTGTCTACAAGTTTAACTACATTACCAATCTTATCTGTTGCAACATAACCTTCAGGTGATGTTACCTTATAACCATTATCAGTTCTTAAAAAATGTCCGATTGATTGTATCTGTGCTAGTTTTTGTAGTACAATGTTTTTGCAATTCTGTAAGGTTACATATGTTGCAATTGCAAAATAAAGTGCTTGTTTATTTCTTGCAATAAATTTCATATTCTCTTCTTTTGCTTGTTTAAATTTTTCTTTACCTTTTGCTGTTTTTCTTGCGTCTATTTCTGCATTGATAAAATTCTCATAGTATGGACCAAAACCATCTACTAATGATTTAACACTTCCCATACCTTGTGTACCTCTTACGATACTATTGAAATAAGTTTTTAATTTAAAACCTACACTATTCGGGTCTCTACTATCAAACTGATTTAACATAGGACCTGCTTTAGATAAACTTCCTTGTGCCATTCTTAATTGTGCATTAAACTTGGCAACTTCTCCACGATTGAAACTGGCACTACCACTTGCGTCTTTATATTCTGCTGATGGTACCCATACACTACCACTTCTAATACCTTTAACATATCCATAGTTGGCATTTAGTTCAGACATTTTTGAACCTGTATATTGTGTATGGAACACTATGCCCATTCTAGCACGAGCAATCTTACGACCGACAGCACTAGCAACAGGCATAGCATATGTTATTGTGTTAGGAGTAAAGGTAATCATAGATTGTCCATCTATGTTTGCCACTTTCTTATCTTCATTGGTAAAGAGACAATCGCCTTGTACGATACCTCTTATACCCAATTTTTTTAATTCTCTCAATGCAACTTGTAATTTTGCACCGACACCACCTGGGTGATTTCTATTAATGTCTGCTGAAGTGTAATTGATTTTAGGAGTTTTATTGAATACAGATTTTGTACCGACAAAGAATTTGCCGTTTTCAGGATTGATTCCACATACTATCGCAGGAGCACCGTCCCACTTAACGGTTACATTTACTCTATTGCTAACATTACCTGTTAACATTTTCTGCAAAGATTGTAAAAATGCTATTGCGTTTCTACCGCCTTTGGCTCCGTTATTAATAATTTCGTCTTCTAAATGCTCTAGGTGTGTGTTCGTACCTGAGCTAGAATATCCTTTAAAACTAAACATTGTTGTCCTTCATTTTTTCCATATACAAATAAACTATCCATCAATATAATACTCACTTCGTCTCTTATATTTATAAGTCTTATGACACCTTCACATAAAAAGATGATAAATCAGTACTAGAAGCTGCATATTTTATAATATCTGTACATACTTTATTTCTTTGTGTAGAGGTTGCCGACATCATTGTGTCTAAAAAGAGAAGGCACATATTCTTACTGAATATAAAACTACCACCTTTTTCTAAACATTGTTTGATAAATTGTTTTACATCACAAGGATTCTTCGCATACTTCTTATATAGGTAATACATATCATTTAACTTGACTTGATTACTAGGTGTTTCTCTCCAACCGTTCATTATGCCTTGTTGACCTATAGATTTTCGTATGTGTTTCTCGCAATAAAAATTCAAATTACCACCACCGATTTTACCACCGGCAGCACTCAATCCTTTTATTTCTCCTTGCCAACTTGAAGTAGAATTAAATGCTCTAAACTGAACATTCGCTTGACCTATGTACATATACATATCAATTGACGAAAAGAAATCATTATTTCTTCCAAATACAAATCTCTTAAATGGGTGTGATACTAACTTCACTCTATCAGGAGCATTGTATTCTTCTAACTTAACGGTACTACCTAATTTCTTTAGAGAGATACCTAATAAGAAAGTTCTAGGAGTATTCAATCTACCAGCCTTATCTAGTACTGCTTGATTTAATACACCCCAATCTTTTTTAAACTGCATTAATGGGTCTGCACCAGGACTCATTGTCGTCATCCATATATCACCTGGATTCCATTTGTCATCTGAAAAACTACCAGGAGCGGCAGGTGCTCTACCATCTTTTTGTGCCATTGCTTTATCTAATCGCACTACTTCTTTTTTGGCTGCATATACTTTTGCCATAAAAGGACTACCTCTATGAAAGTATGTTGCACCAGAAATTTTACTTGAATACTTTTTATAAACTACATTTGCTGTTTTTATAAATGTACCACTTTCAATCCAATCAGATGGTACTCTATCTTTAAATGCTTTGTACGATACGGTTGCTTGAACATAACGAGCAGCCTTTGTAAAGTTCTCGTCTGTACAATGTTCTAATTTAATAGGTCCTCGTACTACATTAAATGCTAGTGAACAATAATAACATTGACCACTTTCGGTTACTGCGGTTACAGCTGCACCACCTCCAGAACCTCCACCACCTCCGAAGAGTGGCGACTTGTAAACTTTAGTAAGTGAGATTTCTTCTGACTTATTACCTGTATCTGATTTAACTTTAATCACACAAGGCCATTCACCTTTTTTAGATACTACAGACATACCTTCTAGTTTACGACCAGAAGAAGTAGCACCTTCTACAAATCTCTCTTTGTTCTTAATCATTAACTCAACAATTTCAAACCTAGTTTTACCTGCATACTTACCACTTTTGGCACGGTAAGGTTGCCCTTGTCTGATAAAGTCGTCTTTCTTAAAAACTGCCATTTATATCTCCATAAAAGTTTATATAATGATTAATACTACTACATATTTATGGATTTGTCAAGCTGGCGACCTCGGCAGGACTTGAACCTGCAACATCCAGTTTAGAAGACTGGTGCTCTATCCAGTTGAGCTACGAGGCCTCACTTGGATTATCCTTTATGCTGTTTCTAGTATTTCGTTTGCAACCATATCACAGGCAGCTTGCCACAACTTCTGAGCGCCGTCCCAAGTCTTAAATCCATATTCATCTGCAAAGTCCATAGATGAAGAAGACATAACACCGTCCATAGGAATGGTATGGTTCTTAATGATTTTAGCGATAGTTTCTACTTTCGCTGTGTTGTAGATAAGACCTTGTTCGGTCTGTATTTGAATTTCTCCGTTGTCAGCAGACAAGAAGTTGATTTGGTCGTTAGTATTTTTAAGTGGAAAGTTCATAATTTAGTCCTTTTCTGTTTGATTATGTGTATACTATAACACGCATACAGCATAGTGTCAAGCAAAAAACGAGCAAAAAATAAATTATTTTGGATTTAATTCACAAAGAAAGTGTGGGATACCACCATTGACTTCCCATACACGGTGTTTGTTTTGAAATCTAACTAATGCTCTGGCGTCTTTTTCAAAAAAGAAATCTTTTACTATTACATTGGTAGGTTTTTCTATAACTCTCCAGTAAATCTTTCCTTTTTTCTTAATCATTACTTTAGTGTAATGAAGTTTCTCGCCTTTCTCAAGCATTCTACTTTGTTTTTGTTTGATAGGTTTAGTTGATTTTCTAGGCATAAGTTTAAACTTTAAAGTCTGAAAACTTGTCGTAAGGGTCTGTTTCAGCAATATCTTTCTCCTGATTGGCGTCTACAATGTTTTGTGCCTTTTGCTCTACATCATACAATCTCATCTTACTTCTATCAACGCCGATAATAAAACTACGATTGATTGCTGGGTCACTATATCTGTTCTTCAATTGTTTTACTTTCATCTGATTAAGACTATCTAGTTCTTCACTAGACATCAAAGCAAACATAAAGTCAGCAGTTGCCGGTAGACCAAAACTTTCAGAAGTATCTTCCAGACCAATGTCTGTAGATACAAAACCACTTCTAGTTGTTTGAGTGGCAGTAAATATAGGTAATTTAAACTCAACAGCAAGACCTCTTAACTCTTCGGCGATTGCTTTGATATAGAAATAAGATGATATATTACCACCTTTAAATCTACTAGAAGCACATATGTTAAGATAGTCAATCATCAATACATCAGGTTTAAAACTTTTCTTTAATGCAAGTTCATTTAATAATGCTTTGAAATGTCCACTATGAGCAGACGCTGTAGGATATTCTTTGACAATTAATGTACCAGGACTTCTCTTCTTTAACTTCTCAATTCTATCATCAAACATTTGTTTAGGTAAAGCGTGTAAGTCGTCTGTGGTTACATCTAATAAGTTTGCGTCAATTCTTTCGGCAATTCTTTCTTCTGCCATTTCAAGTGTAATGTATAATACATTCTTGCCTTCAAGTAAACTAGAGGCGGCGAGGTGACACATAAACAAAGATTTACCTACACCTGTACCTGCAAGACAAACATTTAAAGTTTTCTGCGGAACACCGCCTTTAGTTATACGATTAAAATATTGTAAATCAAAAGGAAGTCTTAATTCTTTCCTGTGGTAATAATCAAATCTATCATCTGCATCCCCAATGTAATCGTGCCCAATATGATTATCAAAAGACACAGCAAGAGCTTCAGATAAAATTGAAGGAATGGCCTCTGGAGTTCTTTTCTGGTCTTTTCCATCCAAGATTTTAATGCCGTTAAGTACTGCATTGTTTACCGCCTTGTCTTTACAGAATTTCTCCGTAGTGTCAAACAACCATTGTATATCATTTTCTTGCGGAGTTAATCCGTTTATCGTTGTTCGTATAGCCTTAAACTCTTCCTCGTTTATATCTTTCCGATTGTTTAATTCTATAATCAAGGTCTCTTTTGTAGGAAGATTATTATATTTAGTTATAAACTCTTCAATTGAGGCAAATAAAATTTTATCACTTCTTGTGCCAAAATATTCATCTTTAAGAAAAGGCAATACTTTTCTACTATACTCTTCATTGAATATTAAGTTTGTTAAGATTGTGTCTTCAAGTCTATTTGTCATCAAGGATTGTTCCATCATTTACTCTCTCTTCTAAAAGTTCTACTAATATATCTCCAATATACTGCAAAAATGCTTCTTTGTCAATATCCAAGTCCAGTTCTTCTGGTTTCTTTAATAGAGTCCATTCAAACTGCAAAGGCAACTTACCATCTGCGTTTTCATCTTTCGCAAATTGTACCTTGCCATACTTGTATATGACATCTTTGTACTTACCTTCAACGATTTTTATACAACTATAATCGTCTCCTGGTCTTTGTGCAAAGGTGTATCTTTTATCCGTAGAGGAATTTTCGTTTTGTTGCTTCATCTATCTTCTCTAATACTTCTTTTGTAAAATACTCTTCAGGATTTTCAATTATATTCTTACCGAATACTTTTTTACCATCAGGCGTTTCAATTCTAGTAGATACTTTTTTGAAGATACCTTCTTCAACTGCAATATCTAATAGACCATAATATTTGTCAAGGCCTTTTTCATAAGTTAACATAACATCAATTTGTGCATTTTCTTTTGTCAACCTTGACTTGTAATTTTTACAATGAATAATATTACCGACAACTTCTGTGCCGTCTTTTACTTTTCTCTTACCAAGATAGATGATAGATGAGGCAGCATATTTAAGACCACTACCACCACCCATTTCTTTTTGAGGGAACATTGAACCAATAACATCATAGGTGTGATTGGTCATAATCATAGGAATGTTTGCTTTACCAAGTTTCAAAGTTAATACTCTAAATGTAGACTTCACAATTTGAGACCTTGTCATATCTCTAGTCTCTTTACCTTCTGCTGTGTCTTGCATTTCTTTTGTAGTAGATAACATACCTAAACTATCTAATACAAACATAATAGGT